TAAAGAAGAACAGAAGATATTTTCCAGAGTAGGCCAAGGAGGTGGAGTTGGTATGTTTCGATTTGATACAGACGATAAGAAAGAAGCATTAAACTTTGCGACATTGATTAATGTGCTTGGAATCACTGAGCAACGGTTAGATCCTATTTTTTCGGAATTTAGCGAGAAAGTAGATGTAACAATATTTCTTGATGCAGATAGTGTAATAAAACAATATGCGGACTACTTTAAAGTTGATGCTAAAAGACTGATTACAGAATTTAATATAGCAAAACTTGCTTTTTCAAATTTACATGAAACTGATGAAATAATAAAAAGGGGTAATCAAGATTATCCGCCATTATTAGCTGCAACTGCCCAAGCACCACGATTTTTATATCTGCGCGGTAAGAAGTCACTTTTATTTGAAAAACGTACTGTCGCATTGGTTGGTTCTAGGAAGGCTTCAGATAAAGCGAAAGACAATACTAGACGACTTACAGTAAAACTTGGAGACAATGGAATAACAATTGTATCTGGTTTAGCAAAAGGTATTGATGTTACAGCACATAGTGAGGCATTGAAAAACGGATACAACACTATAGCTGTTATTGGTACAAACTTAAATCAGTATTATCCTGCAGCAAATAAAGAAGTTCAGTTGACGATTGAAAAAAAAGGACTGGTTGTATCACAATTTTCTCCTGCAAATAAAACGCAAAGGTGGTTTTTTCCAATGCGTAATGGCGTGATGAGTGGATTATCATTAGCGACTGTTGTTATGGAGGCCGGAGAAACATCGGGTGCTTTAAAGCAAGCAGACTATGCTCTTAAACAGGGGAGAGAAGTTTTGATTCCGCAGAGTGCTTTAAAAATGAAGTCTATAAGTTGGCCTGCAAAGTATGTAAAAAAAGGTGCAAAAGTAGTCACATATCCAAGAGATGTTTTAGAGATTTTGGCTGAAAGCAATATCTTCAAGATTGATAAAAAATGCAAACAACAAACAATTGAGGACCTATTACAAACGGACGAGTCAGAAAAAAAGGCAGCAAAGATTAAATGGATTGATCAAATACCTGATGGAGAATAAATATGTTTAGATGTATCACAGAGTTAAAAGGAATTGTTGTTGATATAGACAGCTTCCATGGTGATGACGAGGCAATTTGGAATGATATAAATTGTATTGTCCCTTGTGTTTTCATAACTAAAGATAAAGGTACAGGGGATCGTTTTAGCATTATTTTTGGGGCAAAAAAAATAATTTTGATGAAGAAATTTGAAAAGATACTTGCTCCTAGTAAGATAACACATGCAAAAGTTTTATCGGCATTAAAAGTTCGAAACACAGAAATCGCATATTTGTCCGCAAGCCATGAGTTTTTGAAAACAGCAAATAGTTTTTTATGTGGTACAATTTGGATTACTGACAACATTTCATATGAACAAGCAAGCGAAGCACCGGATTTAACAAGGAAAAGCCTGTCGGATTTGAAATCTGCTTTAAAGCAACATATGGCAGGGTTCTATGGAGAAATGACACTATTTCCAGGAATGGATCTTCCTGCTACAATGTTATCTGTTGATTTTAATGTCGATGACGAAGTTGTTCCTATGTATGTATTAGGACGTTATTATGGTTATTCTCACTATATGAGTCAATTACATCCATACTCTTCAGCAATATATTTGAACAAAAAAGCGAACAAGCCATACACAGGAGTATTTGACAAGAAATTTGAAAACATTTTTTCTGCAGCGGTTAATACTATAAAACGGATGTATGATGGTATTGATTGTGTATGTGCAGTTCCAGTAAAGCCGAACAAAAGAGAACGTTTTCAAGGGATTCTTAATGGAATTGAAAGCACTTGTAGTATTGAAAATATTGGCACGCATTTTTTGTGTATACGTGATTATTCAGACCAAAAGTCGTTATCAAAAGAGGAACGGGTAAAAAATGTTCAAAGCGCATTTAATTATGATGGAGATCTGACAGGGAGAAAAGTTGTTCTTATAGATGACATATGCTCAACAGGTTCAACATTAAGGGAATGTATAAAGGAATTAAGAAAGAGTGGCGCTAAAGAAATCATAGTTATTGTATTAGCAATCAACCAAAATAAGCAGGGTGCATATTGGTCATCAGAAAACCCGCAAGTAACATGTCTAAACTGTAAAGGGAAAATGACACTGCTTGCTAATAGAAAGGGGAGCCTCTTTTATAGTTGTATTGATTGTTATAAACGGCACAAATCAAATTCAAGCTGTAATTTTACAGATGGCTGGAAGCAATTGTGTAATTCCGAAAACGAGAAATTTGATGAGATAATTGCGGAGCAGGCAAGAATGAAACTGGCAAAAAAGAAGAAAATGTAGTGGGGCCAATCAGTCTCGAACGTACTACCAAGTGGCCTCATTGCAATTCTATTAATAAAGTTGATTTTGGTGAATTTGCTGATAAGTCAACATATGATCGCCCCGTGGAGACAGAGACCTTATATGAATTTGATGCGGATCGTATTACCTGCACAAGCTGTCATAAACTTTTTCATATTGATGGTCGCATTTGTGAATACCCTTCTGGGGCATTAAACTCGGAAGATGTTAATGTAGCATCAATAGAAGACATATAGGTGGGGATAGGTTACGCGGAGATGGTTTACTAAGAGTGTACTGCTTTGTAAAAGAAACTGTGATATTATTAAAATGACCAAAAGGATATGAAAAGCCAGTGGAGAGATCTGCTGGTTCTTTTTGTGCGAAGGAAGGAGGACGCTGATGCCACGAAGACCAGACACACCGTGCAAGCACCCGGGATGTGCAAGGCTTGTCTCTTATGGCAGGAAGTACTGCGAGGAACACGCACCGCTCCACGTCTGTGATACAAAGACAACGAAGCAGAAAGGATACGGATCAAGATGGCAAAGGGAAAGCAAAGCATACCTTCGAAGCCATCCTCTATGCGTTCGGTGCTTGGCAAAGGGAAGATACACAGAGGCAACAGTAGTTGACCACATCGTTCCACATAGAGGTGATCAAAAGCTCTTCTGGGATAGGAGCAATTGGCAGAGTTTATGTAAATCGTGTCATGATAGCAAAACTATGACGGAAGACAGGGACATTGAATATAAGTATTGACTGCTGGGTAGGGGCGGTCTGAATCTCTAGTGTTTGCAACGGTTAGACCGGCGCCCCCTCAAACGTGCATTTTCGCAGAATAACGGGGAGGGGATACCGGGCAGTTGTGATTTTTTCACGAAAATTTCATAACAGCGGTGAAATGGGAATATTAATGAAACGCGGTCCGGCGCTGATATTGCTTGACTAATCACAGCCCTAGAGTGATGAATAGTCGTGCAAGAAAAGCAATGCGCTGATAATTGAGATTTGATAAATAGTTGATTTTTATAGCTGCAGATCGATGCGGAAGGCGCATGATTTACAGCTTTTTGTTTTGCAACAAAATAGCAGAAGAAGGTGATGAAATGACAGATGAACAGGCATCTGCAATCAGAGATCTCCGGCTCAAGGGAGAAGGATATAGAGTTATTGCATCCGCACTTGGGCTTTCGCGTGATATTGTCAGGAATTATTGTAAATCACATGGCCTGAGCGGATATGGGAATGCCCTTGTATTGAATGTAAAGGAACAGATGGATATGGGAAAGGTCTGTCTCTATTGCGGAAAAGAATTATCGCAAGCAGCGACAGGAAGAAGAAGGAAGTTCTGTTCAGACGAATGCAGAAGAAAATGGTGGGCTGAACATCCAGATAGGATTAAGAGGAGCGATTCTGCATACTATGAACTTACTTGCGTTCATTGCGGCAGGACCTTTTTGTCATATGGAAATAAAAACAGAAAGTATTGTTCGCATAGCTGTTATGTGAAAGATAGATTCCTTTCAAATTCTGATGATGAAGGAATGGGAGTACAAAAAACGGAGGAAGAAAATGAGTAGCGCGATGGAATGGAAAAAACTTGCGATAGATGATCTTAAACCAGCTTCATATAATCCGAGGAAGAAGCTAAAGGCTGGAGATAGCGAATATGAGAAAATCAAGAACTCTATCCAGGAGTTTGGCTATGTAGAACCAATTATAGTGAATTATGACATGACAGTAATTGGCGGGCATCAAAGGATAACGGTTCTTAAAGATCTCGGGTATACTGAGGTGGATTGTGTCATGGTGCATATTGAAGACGAGAGTAAAATTAAGGCCCTCAACGTTGCGCTAAATAAAATCACTGGCGCATGGAATGAAGAACTTCTTGCAGATCTGCTTGTGGACCTGCAAAAGGAAGATTTCAATATAGATCTGACAGGGTTCGAGCCGCCAGAGGTGGAACAGCTATTTTCAAAGATTCATAACAAAGATATTAAGGAAGATGACTTCGATGTGGATGCGGAGCTAAGAAAACCGACGAAGGCAAAGCGGGGTGACCTATGGCTCATAGGAAGTCATAGGGTGATATGCGGAGATTCTACATTACCAGAAACCTATACGAAGATAATGGACGGAAAGAAAGCAAATCTTGTTGTTACCGATCCTCCATATAACGTTGATGTTGAAGAAACTGCCGGTAAGATTCAAAACGATAACATGTCTGATAAAGATTTTTACAATTTTCTCTTTGCAGCTTTTGTAAATATGGAGCAATGCATGGAGCACGATGCATCTATATATGTTTTTCACGCTGACACGCAGGGACTTACGTTCCGGCGTGCTTTTACTGATGCAGGGTTCTATCTATCAGGTTGCTGCATATGGAAGAAGAATGCGCTGGTCCTTGGGAGATCGCCATATCAATGGCAGCATGAACCTTGCCTTTTTGGATGGAAAATCAAAGGAAAACATCAGTGGTATTCAGACAGGAAGCAAACAACAATATGGGAATATGATAGGCCAAAGGCATCAAAGGAACATCCAACAATGAAGCCTATCGCACTGATGGCATATCCGATTCAGAACTCGTCGATGAGCAATTGCATTGTGCTGGATCCGTTCCTTGGATCCGGCTCTACACTGATTGCTTGTGAAGAGACGGGAAGAATATGCTACGGCGCAGAAATGGATGAAAAGTTCATGAATGTTATTGTTAGCAGGTATATGGAGGCTACCGGAAAGGATGATGTTTTTGTTATTCGTGGAGATGAAAAGCTGGCATATGCCGACGTGAAAATTGAAGAATAATATATGCATATAATGCTTGACTTGTGCGCCCCGTAGAGTGATAGATGTACTACCAAAAGAAAAGGAGGCACATAAGATGCGAATAACAACAAACACTGAAAACAGAAAACAGATGGTAAATGCCATCGCAGAATTGATGGGCGAGGAGGCAAAGTACTCGGGTGCACCGGGATTTGCATACTCCGTCGGAAACGTTGTGATTAACAGAGATGGAACTATCACATCAGAAGATGATGAAAATGAGAATGAGCTTAGAGCCTTTCTTATTGCAAATGGCTATGCCGAGGAGGAAGAACTGGAGCTTAAAATCACAGTCCCGGCAGAAGATTTTACTGGAACAAATATACGCAATCTAGTATTCATGATTGCAAGCAGGCAGTATCTTCTAAATAAGGCAGCCAGCAGCGATTGTTTTGACGTTAGCGACGCTGTTATTGAAGTTTTGAAGAACGATCCCACTGAAAGTAAAACCGAGGTCTTAAGCGAAATTGAAGCGGCAGGTGGGGTTACAGGGATTGCATTTGTGGATGATGCAGTGACATTTACTTTTATGCGTAGCGCGCTGCCAAAAAAGAACAAGGCATTCACCGAACTTGCATCACGAATGATTGAAAAGGTAAAAGAAGCAAAACGGATTAGACCAGAAAGACATACGCCTGAAAATGAAAAATACTATTTCAGAATATGGCTAGTACAACTTGGTTTCGGAGGCGCTGCAAACAAAGAGAGCAGGAATGCTCTTATGAAGGGCCTTACGGGATATGCTGCATTTAGGACAGAGGAAGCAGCGGAAAAGTTCAAGGCAGAAATGAAAGCAAAAAGAAATAGTGCTTCTGAAGGGAGGGACGTATAATGTTTCCAGCCAAAGAAATCGTAAATGATATACGAAAAAACTATCCTTCCGGGTGCAGAGTGGAACTTATAAGAATGGATGATGAGCAGGCACCACCTGAAGGGACTAAAGGCACCGTAACAGGTGTTGATGATACCGGCTCCATTATGGTTGACTGGGATAACGGTTCAGGGCTAAATATTGTTTATGGCGAAGATATTTGTAAACGTATACCTGCGATGACAGACAAGGCGAGAGAACAGATTCTTGAAATCAGAAGTACCGGCCTTACAAACATGTTTGATTCGGTAATGGTGCAGCGCCTTGCTTTTGAACGCAATCTGAACGAGCTGGTATGTTTTATTGAGGACCATAAAGATGAGTATGCCGCCTTCATTATGTATGGGGATAAATACATTGAGAATATGAAGAAATGACTTGCTATTATACGCGCTTAGAGTGATATATGTACATACCAAAAGAAAAGCACATATAAAGCAAGGAGGAAAACACAATGAAAAAAGCAAGATTCAACTTGAAGGGCAAGGAGAGAACAAACCTTATAAACGCCATTTCAGACATAGCCGGGGAGATGCCGGAACGCAAAGCATCCAGATGCATCGTTGGGGACTTTACCATTAACAGCGCAGGCACAGTATGCTGCGAAGACCCAGATGAACTTGAAAGGCTAGTACATAACCTTATAGGCGACGGCTTTAGGCCGGTGGAAAAAGAAATGACTTTTGCAGACATTCTCAACAATGAAGAAGCAAGGCCAATCATAGAACGGATTGAAGAAGCGGAAGCGGAAATCAGAGATAGAGGCATCGATCCGGATGATGAGAGCGAGTTTTGGGTAAGAGCCTGCAAGATGGATATTGAAGAATTAAAAAACCGGTTCGGATACATTTGGAAATAGCACGCGTAAGGCTGGAGGAAAAGAATATGACAAATGAAGAATCAAGACGTCTTTGGAAAGAGGGTTCAATAGGTATCCCAGATGCAAAAGACAAAAACAAAATGACGGTGGCAAAGTATAATGCGAAAGTATACGACGAGCCGAGTAATTATGGAATCAACGGAGGAAAAATTAGCAAACTTCAAATCAGGATTAATGGCGAGGTGGTCTGCAACTACGATCGCGGATGGGATGAAGAGCCAAAAACGGAAGAAGCAAAGATAGCACTTTATATTCTTCTTGAGAATTATAACTAAAACGAAAATTAAAGATGAGAATGGGCCGAAAGGCTCTTTCTCTCGTAGAAATATATTAAGGCCAAAAGGGTCTTTTTTTATTGTGAATTTATTGGAAGGAGGGAGATGCAAATGGCACAGAGAGGAAGAAAGCCAAAGCCAACAGAATTAAAAGTTCTCGAAGGAAATCCGGGGAAAAGAACTTTAAATAAAAATGAGCCAAGGCCAGATAAGAAAGCACCTCGCTGTCCTTCATGGCTTGAGGATGAGGCAAAGAAAGAATGGAAAAGGATGGGGAAAGTCCTGGAGCAGATGGGGCTACTCACAGATATGGATATGGCTGCGTTTGCAGGATATTGTCAGGCTTTTGCAAGATGGAAGGAAGCAGAAGAGTTTTTAACGCAGCATGGCACTATTGTTCGTACACCGAATGGATATCTCCAGCAGGTACCACAGGTGTCCATCGCACAGACAAATTTAAAAATTATGCTAAAGTTTTGTGAGCAGTTTGGATTGACACCATCAGCAAGATCGAGAATTACAGGCGATGGACAGGATTCAGAGCCGGGAGATGATATGGAAGCACTTCTGGGAGGCAGGTAGATATGGCATTTGAATATTTTCCATCGGCTTTCATGCTATCAACATCGCACTATGATGAAAGAAAGGCGGACAGGGCAGTTAACTTTATACAGAACCTCTGTCATACAAAAGGTAGATGGGCAGGAGAGAAATTTATTCTTCTTCCCTGGCAAGAACAAATTGTAAGAGATCTATTTGGTATTGTTAGAAAAGACGATAAGAGACAGTTCCTTACAGCATACATTGAGGTGCCGAAGAAACAAGGGAAAAGTGAGCTAGCAGCGGCAATAGCGCTATACCTTCTTTATGCAGATGGTGAAGCCAGTGCTGAAGTATATGGTGCAGCTTGTGATAGAAGTCAGGCATCTATTGTGTTCGATGTAGCTAGGCAAATGGTTGAGATGAGCCCGGCGCTACTTCGAAGATCCAAAATCATGACAGCAGGGAAGAGAATAGTAAATTATAGGAATTCAGGGTTTTACCAGGTGCTTTCGGCTGAGACCGGGACTAAGCATGGCCTTAACGTTTCAGGCCTTGTGTTTGATGAGATTCACGCTCAGCCAAACAGAAAGCTATATGATGTCCTTACCAAGGGATCCGGCGATGCAAGAGAGCAACCACTGTTTTTTATAATTACTACGGCAGGAACGGATAAACAGAGCATTTGTTATGAGCTCCATAGCAAATCACTTGATATCAAAGCAGGTAAAAAGAATGATCCAACATTCTATCCGGTAGTATATGGTCTTACGGAAGATGAGGATTGGAATGATGAAGCAAACTGGTATAAGGCCAATCCGTCACTTGGACATACTATTGGAATTGATAGGGTGAGGGAAGCATATAAAGATGCACTTGATAATCCGGCTGAAGAAAATGTGTTCAAGCAGCTTAGGCTTAATATCTGGACTAGTTCTTCAGTCGCATGGATCCCAGAGCATATATATAATCGCGGTAATGAAGATATTGACATGGAGGCTCTATTGGGACGTGAATGTTATGCCGGTTTGGATCTTTCGAGCACTTCGGATATTACGGCATTAGCATTGGTGTTTCCACCGAGGGATAGTGATGAAAAGTATATGGTGCTTCCTTTTTTCTGGCTACCAGAAGATACGCTGGAATTGAGGTGCCGCCGAGATCATGTATTATATGACGTATGGAAACGGCAGGGCTATATCAATACTACAGAAGGTAACGTGATTCATTATGGATTTATAGAGGCTTTTATTGAAGATCTGGGAACGAAATATCATATTTTGGAAATCGCCTACGATAGATGGAATGCAACTCAGATGGTACAGAATCTTGAAGATGAAGGTTTTATTATGGTGCCCTTTGGACAGGGCTTTAAAGATATGAGTCCTCCAAGCAAGGAACTGTATAAACTCCTTATGGAGGGCAGCATTGTTCATGGTGGAAATCCGGTGCTGAAGTGGATGGCTGGGAATGTGGTTATGCGGCAGGATCCGGCAGGGAACATCAAACCAGATAAAGAACGATCCGTAGAAAAAATAGATGGCATCGTTGCAACTATTATGGGCCTAGACCGATGCATCAGGCATGAAGGTAATCAATCAAGCGTTTATGACGAACGCGGCCTGATAGTTTTGTAAGGGGAAAGATTCATTATTTCGAATATAAGGGATATTATAGATTGAATATTCTGGATGTGATATACTACTTTAACAAGAATTTAAGCGAGGAGAGTGCAGCGATGTTTACTTATAAAGAACATGAAAGTATAGCGGTATGTGCTATTGAAAAATATCTCAAGGAAAAAGGATGCCAGGGTTGGGATAAAAAAGATATCCAGGAAGCGATTGAAGCCCTGGGTGGCGACAAGGGTGATCTGTATGCAACCATGGCAATAGCAATAGAGATTTGCCTTGGGGAAAAAGAAATGAAAAAGGCTGTACTAAGCTAGAGTAAGATATGAATATAGCACATGATTTAAGGAGTATAGGATGGCACAAACATTAAAAGAAAAGAAAAATGAAGCAGAGGAGCGTGGTATACACATCCCTGATACCATATGCGATGATAAAAATATTGTTGGAATATATGAGTTTTTTAAAGTTAAAGATGATGAAAAATATTGTTTCTATGTAGGGAAATCAACGGATGTGGCATACAGATTGTTGGGATCTAGCAGTGGTCATATCTACATGTATTTGCATAATAATTTCTCGAAGTTGGTACCTTTAAAAATCAATCAATACCTTAATGAGGGATATGAAATTGAAGTAAAGATAATTGAAATAGATT